AAATTCTGCATATACTGTGCAAATAAACTACATCACAGATCCACCGGAGTTCACAGCAAGTAATAATACATTCTTATCTACTTATCAAGAATCAATGTTGTTACATGGTGTACTAGCTGAAGCTTTTAGATATCTAAAAGGTCCTATGGATATGTACAAACTGTACGAAACAAAGTACAATGAAGAAGTACAGAATTTTGCTCTTCAACAAATGGGGAGAAGAAGACGTGCAGAATATGATGATGGGGTACCAAGAATTAAGATACCTTCACCATCACCAAATACGTAATTTTATAAGGAGAATAATTATGGCAATAACAACTAATGCAATTTGTAATTCATTCAAAAAGCAATTGTTAGGTGGTGAGCATGATTTTGATAGTGGAGGAGATACATTTAAATTAGCAATGTATGACTCTTCTGCTGCTTTAGGTGCGTCAACAACTAACTACTCTACAACATCAGAAGTATCTTCACCAGCAGGTTACACTGCAGGTGGTAAAGCCTTAGTAAACCAAGGTGTTAAAGTTTCATCAGGAGTCGCTATTACTGACTTTGCTGATTTATCTTTCACTGGTGTTACACTAACAGCAAGAGGTGCTTTGATTTACAATACAACAACTGACGGTGGTACAGGTACTACTGAAGCAGTTGCTGTGTTAGATTTCGGTGGAGACAAGACTGCAACAGCTGGAACATTTACAATCCAGTTCCCTGCATTCACAACTTCTGCTGCAATTTTAAGAATTGCATAATAAGGAACTAAAATGATATGTCCAATGCTTGGGGTGAGAATAACTGGGGAATAAACAACTGGGGTGAACAAGATGATATCACTCAAGGAGTAACTGGTTTATCTTTATCTTCAAGTATTGGCACTACAACTCAAGATACTGAAATTAAGTTAGGTTGGGGAAGAGAAACTTGGGGACAACAAACTTGGGGCGACAATACTAATTTTATAACAGTTCCTGTAACAGGAAATTCTTTAACACTAAATATTGGTGAAGAAACAGCAGATGGCGAAATAAATATAGGCTGGGGTAGACAAGAATGGGGAAACCAAGCTTGGGGAGACGCTTATTCGGTTCAATTAAATGGTATTTCATTAACTTCTTCAATTGGAGATGAAACTGCATCTATAGATATTGATGTAAACGTCACTGGTTCTCAATTAGATATTACTTATGCAAGTCCTTCATTCTCAATTCAAATTGACCAAGATGTATTTGTATTAGCTTCTGAAGATCAATTAGATGCTGAAATTGGAACTATCGCAGATGTTACGGGCACAGCTACAGTAGATGTAACAGGTATCGAATTAACAAGTACAATAGGCCAAGTAGTCCCAGAACCAAAACTTGAAGTGCCTGTTACTGGTATTTCAGCTTCAATGACTATAGGAGATATATCTTTAATTCAGTCTACTATTGAACCTGTAACAGGACAAGAATTAACGGCTACCGCAGGTCAAGCAGATCAAGCATCTAAATACCCTGTTGATGGCATACAATTAACAGGTTCTGTAGGTTCTGTAACTGTAACAGGAACAGCAAATATAGATGTTACGGGTAATTTAGCTTCTATTTCGGTTGGTTCCGTAAATGTTACTGCATGGCAAGAGATTGATCCTGGAGTAACTAATGTTTGGACAGAGGTTGATTTGGCAGCATGATTAAGGTAAAATTATAATTATTTAGGAGATAAAATTTATGGCATCAAGTTATTCAGATCTAGGTATAGAACTAATGGTAACAGGGGAAAACTCTGGTACATGGGGTGATAAAACAAATACAAACTTAAATTTAATTCAACAAGCAATTGCAGGATATGAAGAAGTTTCAATAGCAGGTGGAGCTCAAACAACTCCTCTTGAAATCACAGACGCAACTCTTTCAAATGGAAGAAATCAAATAATTAAATTAACAGGAACAATTACTGGAAATCAAATTGTTACTATTCCAGATAGTGTTGAAAAATCTTACATCGTTATAAATGGAACTACAGGTTCTTTTACAGTACAATTTAAAACAGTTTCTGGAACTGGTTATACTTTTGGTGCTACAGAAAAAGAAACAAGAATTTTAATATCTGACGGTACTAATATTGTTGATGCAGGATTTTCTTCTACAGCAATATCTGCAGTTGTAGACGATACTACACCTCAATTAGGCGGTGATTTAGACGCTAATGGAAATAACATTTTAATTGATGGTGGAAACTCTATTAATGATGAAAACGATAACGAACAAATTAAATTTGCAACTACTGCTTCTGCTGTAAATGAAATGACTGCAACAAACGCAGCTACAGGAAATGCTCCTAACTTATCAGCAACAGGTGGAGATACAAATATTGATTTAAATTTAACACCTAAAGGTATTGGAAGAGTCACTTTAAACGGTGGTGGTAAAATTCAACAATTAGCTGAAAAAGTTACTACTGAAGCGACTGCTGCTACAGGCACAGTTAATTATGATGTTTTAACTCAAGCTGTATGGAACTTCACTACAGATGCTTCAGGAAACTGGACTTTAAATCTTAGAGGTGATGGATCAAATTCTTTAAACAGTATTATGGATACTGGCGAATCAATAACAGTAGCTCATATCGTAAAACAAGGTGGAACCGCATACTATAACTCAGCTGTTCAAGTTGATGGATCTAGTGTTACACCAGAATGGCAAGGCGGTGCAGCACCAACTGAAGGTAATGCTGACTCTCTTGACGCATACACTTATACTGTTATAAAGACTGGAGATGCAACATTTACAGTGTTAGCTTCTCAAACACAGTTTGCATAATAGGAGGTTTATAGAAAGATGCCAATTATAGGTTCATTCGGAGCAGGAGCTGCAGGAGGATACGGACAACGTAAAGGTAGTAAAGGACCACCTTTAATGGATTATTTAGTTGTCGCTGGCGGCGGTGGCGGACAACAAGGAGGAGCTGGAGCAGGAGGATATAGAACTTCTTTTCCCGGCGGAACTCAAATGGAATTAGTTGCTGGAACACCTTACCCAGTAACTGTTGGAGCAGGTTCTAATCCTGGAACTCAAAGAGCAAGTAATTCTATAGCTGTTGGTGGAACTTTTACAATTGACTCAACAGGTGGAGGAAGAGGAGGCCCAGCAGGCGCTTTTCCAACTCAACCACCAAGTTATCAAAAATCAGGTTGGCCAGGAGGATCTGGCGGAGGAGCTGCTACAGGTAACCCACAAGCTGGAGGTGGCGGAGGAAACGCTGGAGGCTATGATCCACCTGAAGGTAGAGGTGGAGGACAAAATTATCCCTTACAACCAGGTGGAGCTGGTGGCGGAGGAGCATCACAAGGTGGTAGTCCAAGTCCTGCTTTAACACCTCAAGGCGGTAAAGGTGGCGATGGTGCAGCTAATTCAATATCTGGATCTTCTGTAGGTTATGCTGGCGGAGGAGCAGGACAACCTGGAACTCCTGGACAATATGGAGGACCTACTTTTACAGGTGGTGGCGGTGACGGTGCAACAGGCGGTACTGGAAAAGTTATTTTAAGAGGACCAGGAGATTATAGTTATACAGTTGCTCCAGGTTCAAATACAACGTCTGCACAACCAGATGGAACTGTTGTTATTACAATGAACGTAACAGGGACTGTACAAGCGGATTAATTATGGCTACATTTGCAGAATTAGATTCAAATAATAATGTTTTAAGTGTTATCAAAGTAGGTGATGATATTTTTAATGAACAAAGACCTGAGTATTCTGTAGCTGCAGAAGAATATGTAAAAACTTTTGCTCCTTTATCTGAAAATGGAGTTAGATGGATTCAAACTTCTATTAATACTTTTGGAAATGTACATTCTGAAGGAGGAACTCCTATGAGAAAAAACTCTGCAGGTATAGGTGGAACATATGATCCAGATTTAGATGCTTTTATAAATACAAAACCTTTTCCATCTTGGACTTTAAATACTACAACTTATTTATGGGATCCCCCAACTCCTAAACCTGATGAAACTAATCACGCGGTAGAATGGAACGAAGACCTACAAGTATGGGTAGGAATTAAATATTTAGAAAACCCTGTAGATGAAAATGATGTTCAACCGGTAGAACATTGGAACCCTACTACACAAACTTGGGATTCTTACGGAACTTTCACTGCAGCATCTAATACCATTACTCCTAATTAAAAGATTATTTTCATAGACTTGCTTTAATTATAACTTTGTTATAGTTAGATATAAAAGAAATATAGTAACAAAATGATATTAGAAAATTACTATTGGTTTTGGAAAGGCGTACTTTCAGATAAGTTTTGTGATGATGTGATTAAAACTGGTTTACAACAAAAACCTGATATTGCGATTACAGGTGATTATAATAATAAAAAAAAATTAAATAAAAAAAATTTAAAAGATTTAAAAAAAATAAGACATTCAAATACAGTTTTTTTAGATAAAAATTGGATTTTTAGGGCTGTTCATGAATTTGTATCTAAGGCAAATCAAAACGCTAAATGGAATTTTCAATACGATTTTACAGAAAGTTGTCAATTTACAATATATAAAAAAACACAACATTATACTTGGCACGCTGATGCTTTTCCTAAACCTTATTCTGAAGATCACCAATTTAAAGGATATAGAGGAAAAATAAGAAAACTATCTTGTGTTATTCAACTAAGTGATCCTTCTACATATGAAGGAGGAGAATTAGAGTTTGATTTTAGAAATCACACTAAAGACAACATAAAAGATATACATACTTGTAAAGCTTTTAATACTACCAGAGGTTCTATTATTGTTTTTCCAAGTTTTATTTATCACAGAGTAATGCCAGTAACTAAAGGAACAAGATATTCACTTGTATCTTGGACATTAGGAAAACCTT